CATCCAAACTATCATCTGATGTAGTCCTTACAGGAAGCTACCAAGACATTCTTACTTGGGACGTACCTAACAGAAGGCATGGTACACACAGACACATTGAGGCTTCAATCTTTATTACAGCCATTGAGACTTCAACCACAAGAGTTTCTGCTGACGTAAAGCTAGAGTATTCCGACGACAACGGAGCTAACTACTCAACCCTCCAGACTAGAAGACTTGAGTCAAATGTCACAGGAGCTACAGGCAATACAAACCACTTAAGCACTTACTTAAGTGCCTACCACGATGTTTCTGTGTACAACCCAAAAGAACAAAAGACCCTCAAGTACAGAGTGCAAGCTAAACTTGTTTCAGGTGATACAGTAACAGCCGAAGGCTCATCCATTTCGTACCAAAACACAGGTACAGTCACGATTGTAAACCCCTAAGTCTAAAGGACAGAAAACCATGACATTCTCAGGAGTCTTCGGAACTCAAGTTACTTCCGAAATGATCGAACAAACACTAACGGATAAAAACCTAGAAGGCACTAGTGACCTAGACATTCGTCACAGTTCTGCTGCAAGCAGCCTGGGAATTGGCACAGGCGCGCTTGAGGACTCGTCAGCCGTCTCCGCAACGGCAATAGGCGTGTCGGCTCTCAAGGAAAACACGACAGGCGCTCGAAATACAGCGGTTGGCAACCTAGCGCTGCGAGATAATACAACAGAGGACAACTCGACGGCGGTCGGCTATAACGTCCTTGCGGTAAATGATGCCGGGCAAAATCAAGGCTTTGGCGCGTTTAGTTTAGATGCCAACACAACTGGGTTTTACAACTGTGCCTATGGCTATCAAGCTCTCGGAGCCAACGTCTCAGGCAATTACAACGTTGCCATCGGTGGTCGGAGTGTTCTGACTTCGTGTGTGTCTGGAATTGCCAATGTGGCTGTCGGTGGTTACGGGGCTTTGTCCGGTTTGGATGACGGCGACTATAACGTTGCGGTCGGCTATTTCGCGGGCCGGAATCTAGAAGGAGGCTCGAACAACATCCTGATAGGCCGACAAGCAGGTCTGGAAATAGTTGACGCTGATTCGAACACCTGCATCGGCTATAATTCAGGCAACGATATAGTAAGCGGTCAGGTAAATACTTGCGTTGGATTTAACGCAGGCAATACGCTGACCACGGGGTCCAACAATACCCTACTAGGCCGGGACGCAACACCTTCAGCGGTTGATGTATCCAATGAGATTACACTTGGCAATGCTTCTGTCACTGCTCTGCGATGCCAGCAAACAAGCATCTCTTCACTGTCAGATGCTAGGGACAAGGACGAAATCAAAGACCTAAGCCTTGGTCTAGACTATATCCAGCAGGTACGCCCAGTCGAGTTCGTCTGGCAGATGCGTGATGGTGCTGTCACAGACAAAAAAGACTTTGGCTTCATTGCTCAGGAGATGCAGGCTGTCGAGGATGCTAACGATGCTGAGTGGGTCAGCAGTGTTCTGCGTACAAACCCGGAGCGTCTAGAGGTAGCACCTGCACAGCTTCTTCCTATTGCTGTCAAAGCTATCCAAGAATTGTCAGCACAGATCGACGAACTTAAAGCTGAAGTAGCAGCGTTGAAAGGTTAAGTAACATGAGTGAAATCACATCCGAGGAAATCGCCACAAACTATGCTGCAATGCTCATCGTCGCCAACCGCGTCAATAAGATCGTGGCCGGGACTAGTATGGCTGACAGCACGGCAGAAGAAAAACAAGAGTCCATTGATACCTGTGTCAAACACTTGCAGTTGATGGTAGGTAAAAGCTATTGGACTTCTGAAGACATGGAATTCGTTAACGCAGCTATTGCTTCTGGTCTTGCGTACTAAATAAGGAAAAACTTTATGGCTCTTACAATTCTTTCTGAATCACTAACGAACGGACAGACTACCTCAGGGGACTGCTTTATTAACAGAGGTTACTTTAACTTGAGTATCTCAGGTACGTTCACAGGTACTGTAACAATTCAAAGAAGTGCAGACAAAAGCACTTGGGTCACTGTAGAGACTTACACAGCACCTACTGAAGAAGTTGGTAACGAAGGTGAAGACATCCACTACAGGGCTTCCTACTCAGGTACAGGCACAGCTACAGTTCGGTTTGGACAAGACCGTAACTAAGCTGTTTAATGTGACGGAGCAGAAGGAATGCTAAGTCATGGAAGGCGCTATTGATGTACGGCTGATTGTTACCTTAGGAGGGATACTCTTCAGTGTTGCCGGTGCAGCAGCCGTAGGTAAGATGCAGATTAAGGCTATCTTAGAAACTTTAACTGACTTAGAGAAACGACTCAGAAGCCTAGACAAACGCTTAGATACTATGGAGACTAAGGTAGAAACTCAACATCAAAGACTTTCTATTATTTCAAGTATGATGGACCCTAATACAATGGAACGTCGTCACAGAGAAATGGCTACAATACAAGCTGACATAGCTAGTCTTAAGTCTCATGTAGACAAACTGTCACACATGCACAATGGCAGGCATCCTGAAATTAAGAGTTAAAACAAGGGGTTACACAGGTGGAATTAGGTTTAATATCAAAGCTGCTGCTGTTGTTGGTTGTTACTCTGCCTGATGGTTCATACGAAACAAAGTTATCTGAAGTCACTGAGTGTCCCTCCTACGAAGTAGTACAGCAGATTATGAACTACAGGCTTGAGATAAAAGAAATAACTTCTTGGTATGCTGGTTGCTCTTCGTACCCTTTTCTTGAGCTTAAGAAACAACCAGTTTAAAGAGTACTATGCAACCTAAAAAACCATCCTTAGACGACGTAAGACTAGCGGCTGAAGCTGACCTTTCAGTATTTATTAAGTTGGTTGCGCCTGAGCAAATGCTAGGTCTTTGTCACGAAGATGTAATTAACTGGTGGACTAGGCAAGACAGTAAGTCACATCAGCTTCTACTCTTTCCTCGTGACCACGGTAAGTCTAGGTTAGTTGCATTCAGAGCAGCCTGGGAACTAACTAAAGACCCAACACTTAGGATTCTATACATTTCAGCTACAGCAAACCTAGCTGAGAAACAGTTGTCGTTCATTAAGGGTATCCTTACATCTGATACCTATCAGAGATACTGGCCTGAACATGTCCACAAAGAAGAAGGTAAGCGCACCCGTTGGACGACATCTGAGATTTGTCTAGACCACCCACTAAGGAAAGAAGAGAACATCCGTGATCCTTCCGTCTTTACAGGTGGCCTAACTACTAGCTTAACAGGTTTGCATTGTGATATCGCAGTACTTGATGATGCAGTCGTATACGAGAATGCCTACACAAACGAAGGAAGAGACAGAGTTAAAAGTCAGTACTCCTTGCTGTCGTCCATCGAAGGAGCTAACTCAAGAGAGTGGGTTGTAGGCACTAGGTATCATCCCAAGGATTTGTATAACGACTTAATGCAAATGCAAGAGGACACTTACGACGACAACGGAGACATAGACGGTTCTATTCCAATCTACGAAGTATACGAGAGAGCAGTCGAAGATAGTGGCGAAGGTAATGGTGAGTTCCTTTGGCCTAAGCAAAAACGTAAAGATGGAAAGTGGTTTGGTTTTGATCGTCAAGTCTTAGCTAAGAAAAGAGGACAGTACCTAGACAAGAGCCAATTCAAAGCTCAGTATTACAATGACCCTACTGATCCTGACAATGTACCAGTTAGAAGAGAAAAGTTTCAGTACTTCGAAAGAAAGTTCTTGACAAGAGACAACGGTTACTGGTATTATAGAGACCGTAGAATCAATGTATTTGCAGCAGTTGACTTTGCATTTAGTTTAAATCGTAAGGCTGACTACACAGCTATTGTAGTTGTAGGTGTAGACGGAGAGAATAACTGCTACGTTATTGACATAGATAGGTTCAGAACTGAGAGAATTTCAGACTACTTTGAACACATACTTAACCTACATGCTAAGTGGTCTTTCCGTAAGATCAGAGCCGAAGTTACAGTAGCTCAGTCAGCTATCGTAAAACAACTAAAAGAAATGATTAAAGATCACGGCCTGTCTCTCAGCATTGATGAGTTCAGACCTAGTAAGTCTCATGGTAGTAAGCAAGAGCGTATAGCATCTACCCTTGAACCTAGATACGACAACTTACAAATTTGGCATTACAAAGGTGGGAACATTCAAGTACTAGAAGAAGAACTATCTAGTAGGAACCCACCACACGATGACGTAATCGACGCATTAGCTTCATGTATTGATATGGCTATTAAACCATCGACTAGCTTAAACAGAAAAAACAGAAGCAACATTGTTTGGGCTAATAACAGATTTAGAGGTGCTGCCTAATGGCTGGTGAGACTTTAGACATTGAAAACATTGTTGAACCGGAGGTCTTAGCAGTTGAGATTGCTAACAGGTGGCGTGAGTGGGACACCCTTCGTAATACAAAAATCCAAGAGTGGAAAGAACTGCGTAACTACCTCTACGCAACTGACACTAAGACCACAGGCAATGCTATGCTCCCTTGGTCTAACACTACTACGACTCCTAAGCTCACGCAGCTTATGGATAACCTTCATGCTAATTACTTTGCTTCTTTGTTTCCCCAGCAAAAGTGGATGAGGTTTGAGGCTTCGTCCATTGATTCAAATGTAAAAGCTAAAAGAGACACCATCCAAGCGTATATGGAAAACAAAGTTAGACAGTCTGATTTTGTCAACACAGCTTCTGATCTAATCTACGACTACATTCAATACGGTAATTGCTTCGCTACAGTACAGTGGGAAGACAGATACAAGATTAAAGAAGACGGAGATTACATTTCTCAGTACGTTGGTCCTAAGGTAGTTCGTATTTCCCCCTACGACATTTGCTTTAATCCAGCGGCATCTGATTTCCTTAAAGCACCTAAGATTATTAAGTCAATTAAAACCTTAGGTGAAATCAAAAGAATGATTAAGGATGACCCAGCTAAGGAAAACATGCAGGTCATCTTAGATAAAATGCTTCAT